TTTGGCGGTTGGTTCTGCTGCTAATGGTCAGCAGTTTTTGTTGGATGCGTTTTTTAATATTAACGCTGCCCGTCCGTTGCCTATGTATTCTGTACCTGGCTTGATTGATCATTTCTAAGCCTCTATGGTTTGCTTGCAAACCATTGAGGGAAAGGTTTTTTATGCTTGATTGGTTAACTGCTCCTATTGCTTCTACTGCGTCTTCTATTGCTGGTTTTCTTGGTCAACAAGATACTAATGCTCAGAATCGTGAGTTAGCTGCTCAGAATACTGCTTTTCAGGAGCGTATGTCTAATTCCGCTTATCAACGTCAAGTTAAGGATCTTGAGGCCGCCGGCCTCAATCCTATGCTTGCTTACGTTAAAGGCGGTGGTGCTTCTACTCCTATTGGTTCGGTTGCTCAGATGCAGAATCCAGCTATGGCTGGTATTCAGTCTGCTGAGTCTGCTTCTCGTGCTTATTTGGCTCAAAAGCAAGCACCTAAAGTTGAAGCTGAGACTAAGAAAGTTGGTGCTGAAACCGAGAATGTTTCTGCTGATACTGTTATGAAGCGCGCTAATACTATGTATCTTAATGCGCAAGAGAAAGTTGCTGGTGTTACTGCTGATGAGAAGCGTGCTCATATTAATGTTCTTGAACATCAAGCTAAGAAAATTAGTGAAGAGGTTAAGAATATTCCTACTGAGGGTGCTCGTTTATCTGCTGTTGTTCAACAGCTTGGTGCTTCTGTTGAGTTAATTAATAAGCAAGCTTTGACTGAAGACCAGCGTCGTCTTCAGATGTCTGCTTTAGCTGTTAAGACTTTGTATGAGTCTGATTTGTTGAAGTATGATTTGGAAGCTATTGATTTATCTGGTAATCTTGGTAAAGATTTTGGGCAATATAAGCCCATTGTTGATACTATTATGCAGATTGTTCGTATTCTTAAACGTTAAGGAGTTTTTATGAAATTTGTTTCTGCTTATGATGATTTTGAGAGTATGTCTAATGAGACTGCTCTTGTTTGTTTAGATCCTTCTTTGACTCAGCAGCAATTTCGCGATGAGTCTGATATCAACAATATTGTTGATCGTTTTATGAAGACTGGTCATTTACCTGATCCAGTTTCTATGCCTCAGTATCTTGATTATGAGGGTGTTTTTGATTTTCAGTCTGCTATGAATGTTGTTCGGCAGGCTGATGAGAACTTTATGCGTATGGACGCAAAAGTTCGTTCTAGATTCCATAACTCTCCACAAGAGTTTTTGGAATTTTTCGCGGATCCCGCGAATACCGAGGAGGCGGTGCGCCTTGGTTTGGCTGTGCCAAAACCTAAGGATGTTCCCTCCGATTCAGCTGCGTAGCTGCTGTTAGGCACAGTTCGCTACTTGATGTAACTGTGCCTATTGACACCTTTTTTGTTTTCTGTTCTACTGGAGTAATTATGAAACCTCTTCATCGTCACAATGCTAACAAGCATGCAAGTGCTTCTCATTTCAAACGCAACATTTCAACGACTAAGTTGATTAACATTACTGCCGGCCCAATGCGCGGTGGTATTCGTTTGTAGGATTTTGTGTGCACTGCTCTTTGGTCTCATCCAACACATGGCCCCACGAAGTGCGGACAATGTATAGAGTGCCGTTTGGCTTATTCGAGAGAATGGGCTATCCGTATTACCCACGAGCAACAGATGCACAAGGTGTCTTGTATGCTGAACCTCACGTATAACGATGATTGGCTTCCCGAGCATGGTCAACTTTTTAAAGATGACCTTCAACGTTTTTTTAAACGTTTGCGTAAAGCGGGTTTCAAGTTTCGTTACGTGGCTTCGGGCGAGTATGGAGATTTATCTCGACGACCTCATTTCCATATTGCATTATTTGGTTGTGATTTTTCTGATGATCGCACTTTGTTTGGTCGTGCTGTTGGCGGTGACTCAACTTATGTTAGTAACGTGATTTCGAAGCTTTGGCCTAAAGGTAACCATTTGATTGGTACTCTTAATTTTGAGAGTGCTGCTTACATTGCCCGATATATCTTGAAAAAGATTAAGGGCTTGCAGAAACCTGAACCTTTGTTTGTTGATGACGTTACTGGTGAAGTTGTTCTGCCTAATTCCGAATTTTTAGTAATGTCCAAAGGAATTGGTCGTTCTTGGTTTAGGGATTATTTTTTTACCGATGTATTTCCTCATGCTTCGGTAATTACTGCTCAGGGCTCTAAAGCCCCAGTTCCACGTTTTTATAAAACTTTGTTAAAGGAGGTTGGATCCGATCTTGCACTGGATATGCAGTATAGGTCTACAGTTCGTGCTGAGCTGGACCTTGAGCGTAAAGCTTATGAGAATCTTCCAGTTCGTAAAGCTTCGCGTTCTCTTGTTAGCTCTTCTAGAGCTTCTCTTTCAAAACGTATAATTTAAAGGTCATATCATGTTTTTATTTGTAGTTTCTGTTAAAGATCGTGCCGCTGATGTTTTCAACAGGCCGTTTTTTGTTCCTCATCGTAATGTTGCTATTCGTGATTTCACAGATGAAGTTAATCGTTCTTCTGCTGACAATCAATTGAATAAGCATCCCGATGATTTTGATTTGTATTTACTTGGTGAGTTTGATGACTCTAAGGGTGAATTTTTTAATACTACTCCTCAAGTGCTTGTCCGTGCTAAGGACGTAATTCAGTCATGACCCTTGTAGCCCTTCGGGGCTACTTTTTTTTTCTTTTTTGGAGGTATTTATGTTTCACAATAAATCGGTTGATGCACACAATTTTGCAATGGTTCCCCGTGCTGACATCCCCCGCTCTAGATTTTCTATGCAGAAAACTCTTAAAACTACTTTTGACAGTGGTTTTTTAGTTCCTATTATGTGCGAAGAGGTTTTACCCGGAGACACTTTTAATGTTAATGTTACGATGTTCGGTCGTTTGGCTACCCCAATATTTCCAGTTATGGATAACCTCCATTTGGACAGCTTCTTTTTCTTTGTTCCTAATCGTTTGGTTTGGACGAATTGGGTTAAGTTTATGGGGGAGCAGGATAACCCTGCCGATTCTATTTCTTACACTATCCCGCAACAAGTATCCCCAACTGGTGGATACGCTATCGGGTCCTTACAGGACTACCTTGGTTTACCGACGGTTGGTCAGGTCACAGCTGGTAATACGGTTTCTCATTCAGCGTTACCTACCCGTGCCTATAATTTGATTTATAATCAATGGTTTAGGGATGAGAATTTACAAAATTCTCGAGTTGTTGATAAGGGTGATGGCCCTGATGCAACTCCTTCTACTACTTATGCTATTTTAAGACGCGGTAAGCGTCATGATTATTTTACTTCTTCTTTACCTTGGCCTCAAAAGGGTGGTACTGCTGTAACTATTCCAATTGGTACTTCAGCTCCTGTTAAGTATTCACCAAATTTTAATATTGGTGGTACTGCTGCTGACAATAAATTTGTTGTTGCTACTGAGAATTCTGTTTATGGTACTTTTAAGTATGGTAATACTGCTAACGTTGTAACTGGTACTAATCCTACTGGTGCCGATAATAATATGTATGCTGATTTATCTGCTGCTACTGCTGCAACTATTAATCAGTTGCGTCAGTCTTTTCAGATTCAAAAGCTTTTGGAGCGTGATGCTCGAGGTGGTACTAGATATACCGAGATTTTGCGTTCTCATTTTGGTGTTACTTCTCCGGACGCGCGTTTGCAACGTCCAGAGTATTTAGGTGGTGGTTCAACTCCTGTTTCTATTTCTCCTATTGCCCAGACCAGTGGTACTGGTGTTTCAGGTCAATCTACTCCCCAGGGTAATATTGCTGCAATGGGTACTTACTTGGCTCAGAATCATGGTTTTACTCAATCTTTTGTTGAGCATGGTTATGTTATTGGTGTTGTTTCTGTTCGCGCTGATTTGACTTATCAGCAAGGTTTACGACGTCATTGGAGTCGTTCTACTCGTTATGATTATTATTTTCCTGCTTTTGCTATGCTTGGTGAACAAGCTGTTCTTAATAAGGAAATTTATGTAACTGGTGGTTCTTCTGATGCTAACGTTTTTGGTTATCAAGAACGTTGGGCTGAATATCGTTATAACCCATCCGAGATTACTGGTTTGTTTAGGTCTACTGCAGCGGGTACTATTGACCCGTGGCATTATGCTCAGAAGTTTACTTCGCTGCCTACTTTGAATTCAACTTTTATTGAAGATACTCCGCCTCTTGCTCGTAATTTGGCGGTTGGTTCTGCTGCTAATGGTCAGCAGTTTTTGTTGGATGCGTTTTTTAATATTAACGCTGCCCGTCCGTTGCCTATGTATTCTGTACCTGGCTTGATTGATCATTTCTAAGCCTC